TTTTTTCCCATAACAATTTACGCCAAATTTAAGACGTTTATCCGTCATAAAACCGCCATTTACGCCAGGACGTCCGCAATCTTGTTGATGACCTGGAATCTTTTTAAGTTCATTGAACATGGACTTCTGAATCGGAAACAGCGCCATTTGATCACTCGACCACCCGTAACTGCACCAGTTTGCTCCATTCTTGTAAGAATCCTCTACTTCATCATACGTTGCTAAACGTGAATCAAACATTTCACACATTTCTTTTGCTTTGTCATAGGTATAGATATTGTTGGGTAGATGAAATACTTCTCCGTCATCAGACGCTACGGTGCAAGAGGATATATCTGTTTTTTGCACGTGAACTTCCAACTGTGGATTTTTGGAACCAAATAAATTATACAACACGTCATTAAAATCAAAATCAAATTGTCTAAAATGTTTCATGTTTAGAAAAAGAATGACGATAAAGAGGATCCATAAAAAAATCTCAATCATTAGAATCCAGGGTCTTGTTTCAGGAGTGTTGAGAGAAATACTATTAAATAAACTAAAAATACCAATATAAATAATGACAATTACACCAAACAACGCAATTAAATTTACATTATGCTGATTATAGAAATCGTCTATATCTGCCATATTTATAATGTTTCATTATTTTATTTTTCTATAAAACAGACAATAGTTACTTTCGTGAATCAATTGATCCGTTGTCACGGATTGAATAAAATGATCATTCACCGAATACCATTGCTGTTTCTTGATGTAAGCGTAGCAATGTCCGGACTGTATATTTCCTTCATGATTGATAATTCCAAACAATTCATACTTACAAGAATCCGGATAGACGGTGAACCGTTGTAACTCTAATTCAAGGGGCGTTTCGATTCGGACATTCTTTTTGGACAAATCTGTGCGCCATCGTTTTAAATGAAGAATCAAAATCGGAGGCGTGTAACACAACGCAGAGCGTTTTACAACGGTTTTCTTGATCTGGTCTTTTTCGTCAAACCATGCATTGTCTCCACTCATGAGTTCTTCTTTGAACGTATCTACGAAGCAATCATACAGCGAAACGGCGCTTGTCTCAGGAATAGAAAGTGCCAAAATAAACTCATGTTCTAATTTAGAAAACTCTTTTTGCTGTGTGACTGGATGAATATATTGATTGATAGAACAAGAGACAAAGAGTTTTTGTAGGATGGAACTATCCTTGGTTTCTACTTGTTCAAGATACTCGTTTATAAAAGAATACGTAGAACGGGGACATTTGGCGTTTGGGTCTAATTGATTCAACGAATTGTGCATACAATCGATCAAAAAAGCGAAATATTCTACCGAATCATTCTGGTCAAACGAAGAAAATTCGGGTCTATTTTTTTGATTCGCCACTTGTCTCATGCGTTCTAAAAAACGATGCGGTCCAATGGAACAATGATTCTCTTGAATCATTTTATACAACTGAATCCATTCAAACGTAATAATAGAATCAGGAATATGGATCAGTTGTTCTCTTGTAACTAAGTAATCGTTCAATTCATGGATCTGTGACAAAATCTGCAAGGATGCATTGATATAACAAGAATTACCAATGTTTCCCAGTCCACAGATCCCCTTCATATATACAAATGCGTAGTTGTTTTTAATTTAAATACTCTAAACTATTATAATGGACCTATTCTTACAAAACAGTGAAAATATAAAAGAACTCCTTCAACTGATGCTATTACATGAAAAAAATGTGGCGACTCATTTATCGAATCCTTTATCGAATCAGGATGTTTCTATGAATCTTGGACCTAGCGCATATTCAAATACTTATGCAGAATGTGAATATGGAATGTTGCCTACATGGGCGAAATATCCACGGGTAAGTTTTAAACCAGAGGATCGGATGATTCTAATCAAAGAGTGCGGACATTCTTGTAGAAAGGAACATTTTTTAGAATGGATCAAACACCACAATACGTGTATGGATTGTTCCGTTGTATTATAATTCCTTCTCCTCTTTTTCAAAATTATACAACAAGTTTTGTTTATTTTCATTGACAACCACCCCAAATGACTTTGCATTTTCGTAGATTTCTCGCATTAGGTTGGTAGGCGCGGAACTTCCCACCTTAATGAGTTTGTGTTGTTTGAGGTAATTTTTGACCGTCGTTAAATTCGTTTTTTTACAGTTTTCGTGTAGTTCACTTCTTAGTTTACGTGTTTTATGACATGGGATCAAGACGCGAACCGTTTTCGTTTTTTTGCTTTTACCTACCACGACGGGATGTTTGTATTCTTTTTCGGTTGAAACGACCTCTACAGGGATTGCAATAACCGTTTGGCACGGTTCCGTGGTGGAAGGTTCATTTGCGGTCGATTCCTTTACGGACGATTCCTTTGTGGGTTCCTTTAGGGTCGGTTCCTTTGCGGGTTCCCTTGCTGTCGGTTCCCTTAGACACTGATCTACAAATGGATCGGGCATGGATTGGACGTCCATCTCTATATTTTTCTGACTCAAATTCCATTTTTTATAAGTAGGTTTGATTCCATTTTTCAATATACCATAAGGTTTATCTTGAAGGATAGAAGTTACAGGAACCGAAGTTACTGAGACAGTTACAGGAGTAGGGTCAAAAGAGGGCGCGAATGACGTTTTTACGGGTATTTCTGGTAAAGAACATTGACTATCAAAATCGTTGTTCAAAATCATAGGATCTTTTTTTTTTTGTGTTTTACGATGTTTCATGAGTTTATCCAACAAGATCTGCCGAAGATTCGGTTGATTGATCATGACAGAGGGCGGAACAATGACCTTTTTGGTTTTCTTGTGTTTAGAAATCTTTAAATGGGATGGATCCATTTGGATTGTTTTCAAACTCATATACAGTTTCAACAAAATAATTCGTTCTTCTAAACAAATAAAAAATTGAATTAAAGTCAACGTAGAAATATAAGAGGTAAAAATGGATTCCCGGCGTGATGAGACTTACGAAGACAAAGACTGCTGGAAAGTGATCGAATCCTATTTCGCAAATCAACATTTACAACAGTTGGTGAAGCATCAGGTAGAATCGTATAACGATTTCATCCAAAATCAAATGAAACGAACCATTCAAATGTTCAATCCATTGCATATTAAATCGCCCCATGATTATATCAAAGAATGCAAAAACTATCGTTTGGAAGTGTTTATTGAGTTTGAGAACCTTTGCATCTACAGACCTGAAATTCACGAAAACAATGGCGCCACCAAACTGATGTTTCCGAATAACGCTCGACTTCGTAATTTCACCTATACGTCTAATTTCACCATCGATTTAAACATCAAGTATTTGATCAGAACCGGGGAACATCTGGAGAACGAGGAAACCAAGACCATTAAATTGTCCAAGATTCAGTTTGGCAAAATTCCGATTATGCTCAAATCGTGCATTTGTATCTTGAACCAATACAGTTATATTCATCCGAATGTGACGGAAGAATGTAACATGGATCCCGGCGGTTACTTTATCATCAATGGTTCAGAAAAGACTTGTATTGGTCAAGAAAAACCGGCGGACAACATGATCTTCTGCTACAAACAAAAACCAGGACATAAATGGTTGTATACGTCAGAGATTCGATCCGTGCCTGATTGGAAATGTATTTCACCCAAACAAATTTACATGATGATTTCTTCGCGGCTCACTTCTTGTGGAAATGAAATTTTGGTTCAAATACCACGATTGAAACGCCCAGTTCCACTCTTTATTCTCTTTCGAGCGTTAGAAGTCAAGAGTGACAAGGAGATTTGTCAGTTGATTTGTTTGGATGTATCTCAACCAGAGAATGAAGAAGTCCTTCAGTTTCTAAAAGCGTCTATCCTGCAATCGGTCGAGTATTTAACGTATGATGATTGCCTCAAATACATTGTGAATTCGGTCATTTATACGCCACTGAATATGGACAAAGACGAAGGTCAACGGAAGAAACAAGAGTTTGCATTGGATGTCTTGTCCAACGATTTGTTTCCAAATTGCGTGACAACGACCGAGAAGGTTTACCTTTTGGGTTACATGGTGAACCGGATGGTGCGTTGTGCATTGGGATACACTCCATGCGATGAACGCGATTCTTACACGAATAAGCGGATAGAATTGACAGGGACCTTGATGAACAACTTGTTTCGCAATTATTTCAACAAGGTGGTCAAAGATATTCAAAAAAGAGTCATTCGAGAAATCAACAATGGGTCCTGGAAATCTACCGAAGATTACAGCAGTATCATTACCCTGACCAATATCTACAAAATTGTGAAATCGTCCACCATTGAAAACGGGTTGAAACGCGCTCTATCTACAGGAGACTTTGGCATCAAGCACCTGAACTCCAACAAGGTGGGCGTGGCGCAAGTCCTAAACCGTCTCACGTATGCGTCTACCCTCAGTCATTTGCGTCGCATTAACATGCCCATTGACAAGAGTGGCAAACTCATTGAACCCCGCAAATTACATGGATCCTCCTGGGGATTTCTTTGTCCAGCGGAGACCCCTGAAGGTCAGTCCATTGGAGTGGTCAAGAATCTCAGTTACATGACCACGATTTCGGGGTATTCGGACAGTGCACCCATCTATGAGTATTTGAAGAAAAAGATTGTTCCCTTGGAAGACTTGAGACACCCACAACAGTTTTACAACAAGGTGAAAGTGTTTGTCAATGGCAGATGGGTAGGGATTACGGAACATCCGATTGAACTGTATCAAGAGTTGAAAGAGAAGAAATCCAAAGGGATCATTAATATTTATACCTCGATCGTGTTTAATTATACGACAAAAGAGATTTTCATCTCGAATGAATATGGACGTTTGTTGCGACCCTTGTTCAAAGTCAAAGACAATCGTCTGATGATTACGAAGAAAATGATTCGGCAAATGGAAAAAGGCGATCTCACTTGGGATGACTTGCTGGTCTCTATTAAACTAGAAGAGTCCGTTATTGAATACGTGGACCCGTATGAACAGTCCGTGAGTATGATCGCGACCAAACCCTATAAAATTCATCCTGAATACCATTATACCCATTGTGAAATTCATCCAAGCACAATCTTTGGCGTGATTGCTTCGTGTATTCCTTTTCCAGAACACAATCAATCCCCGCGTAATACCTACCAATCTGCCATGGGGAAGCAAGCGATGGGCGTCTATGTTTCGAATACACAACAGCGAATGGACAAGACCGCCTATGTGCTCAATTACAGCATGAGACCTCTTGTAGAAACCCGTATCATGAACATGCTCAAGTTGAACCGATTGCCTTCTGGCAACCAAGTGGTGGTTGCCATCATGACGCATAGTGGATACAATCAGGAAGATAGTATCTTGTTCAATCGCGGAAGTATTGATCGTGGACTGTTTCATGCGACCATTTATCATACCGAAAAAGACGAAGACAAGAAGACCAACGGCGAAGAAGAGATCCGCATGAATCCCAACAAGTTGAACACCAAAAACATGAAGTTTGGCAATTACAGCAAGATCAACAAGAATGGCGTGATGGACGAGAATACTCTGGTGGAAGACAAAGATATTATCATTGCCAAGGTGGTGGTCATCAAAGAAAACAAGAACGATCAAACCAAAGTGATCAAATACGAAGACCAAAGCAAGTGTTACAGAACCGACGAAGAGTCTTACGTAGACCGAGTGTATATCGACCGAAACGGAGACGGATACCCCTTTTGCAAAGTCAAGATCCGAACCTTACGAAAACCCAACATTGGTGATAAGTTTTCGTCACGACATGGTCAGAAAGGAACCATTGGCAATATCATTGACGAACAAGACATGCCTTTTACCAAGGATGGACTAAGACCGGATTTGATCATTAACCCGCATGCGATTCCGTCGCGCATGACGATCGCGCAGATCAAAGAAACGGTGCTGGGTAAACTTCTCATTGAACTGGGACTCTTTGGTGATGGAACCAGTTTTGGTGAAATCAACATGCAAACCATCTTTAAGGAACTTCAAAAATACAATTACGAATCCAAGGGAAACGAAGTTCTCTACGACGGAAAGACTGGACAACAAATCGAATCGTCCATCTTTATTGGTCCGGTCTATTACCAGCGACTGAAGCACATGGTCAATGACAAACAGCACAGTCGTTGCATTGGTCCGATGGTGAATCTCACGAGACAACCTGCAGAGGGACGTAGTCGTGACGGTGGACTACGGTTTGGTGAGATGGAACGTGACTGCATGATCTCCCATGGCGCGTCAAGATTTACCAAAGAAAGAATGTATGATGTATCGGACAAGTATTCGTTTCATGTGTGCAAACGATGCGGTATGATTGCGATTTACAATGAAAAGAAACACATCCATCTTTGCAAGATGTGCGAAAACAAGACAGAGTTCTCTTATGTAGAGGTTCCTTTTAGTTGCAAACTACTCTTTCAGGAATTAATTTCCATGAATATCGTTCCACGCATTATGACTTAAGACCTATATTTTCAGGATGCTATAATTTTTTTATCCTGAGAATATACAATGTCAGGATACGAACCGAATGTAAAAATCAGTGTTTTAGGAGGAGGTCTTCCGGGGGGGAGGCATGGAGCAGGATTTGCAAACAGTTCTTTTAGTTCAGAAGACGCGATGAAGCGAAAGATCTTACGTAAAGCATTTAAATCCAACAAGGTGAACGTTCCAGGCGGACCGATTCGCTCCACGGCAGGTCCTTTTCGTTCTGCTTTCAGTCAAGGAGATGTATTG